GGCCATTGCCGATGCGCACGATGTCCAGCACCGGGGCCTTTGCGCGGGTGCCTGCATAAAATTCAGCGGCTAGGGTCATCACGGTCATCTCCACGTTAGAGGCGGTGCCTCGGTGTGGGATGATGTATATATACGCATACGGATATACGCAAGCGCTATTATATGCGCTCACGTATTTTTTTATTCCGAACATCTAGAGTAGCCCACGGTCGTCTTGCCAACGAAGTATGGCGCGGGGAAGAATATGAAATGGAGTGCCATTGCAGTTATGCTGCTGGTCGCCGGATGCTCTGACGCTGACACCCGTGCCGAAAAAGACATAGCTGGCTGGGTGCAGAAGGGGAAAGTGGGCGGCGACGTCGATCAGTGGATCGAGATGCAAAACATTGACGGCAGCTGGTCAAAGACCGGGTTGATCTTCGGCTATGCAGACGATGAGGGGGAATGCGAAAAGGCAATCGCAGGCCTTAAGCGCGTAAACTATGCTCGACAGTACCGTTGCGCTCAGGCGAACTTTTGAAGCGATCGCGAGGAGTTATCCACAGCTAGCCGCCCTGCCCCGCTTGACCGATGTTCCGACTTTGTTCCATGATGATTGAGCGAGTCGGAGAGAGCAATGTATCGGGAAACTTGGTATCGCGCCCTGTGCTTTGGGAAGCCTATTGCTCCGTGGCGGGACTGCAAAGCAAAGGCGCAGCGTGACCTTGAAGCAAAGGGGCTTGGCAGCTTCGATGATTGGGGAAAATTCTGGATCACAGTCCCCGGCGACCTCCAGAACAAGCAGGTTTGGGTCGATCAGTCAAAGGCAGCATAGCGCGGGCGCTTTGCGACCCACAAGACCTTGCCCTCTACAACCCAATCGCGATCGGTGGATATGTTGATAGGCTTGTGATCCGGATTACTTGAAAGCGGGACCAGGCGAGGCGGGCTGTCCAGATATTGCTTGAACGTCGCCTCTCCGTCGCAGCGCACCACGTACAGCTCCAGCGGATACAGGTCCACGTCATCGGGGTCGACCACGATGATCACGCCGTCCTTCGCCACCTTATCCATTGAATCGCCGTCAACCTCTAAGCCGTAAGCGTTGCGTGGAATGCTGGGGTCGAAGTTGGGGATTGATCCACGCCGATCTTCGACGGCTTCGCGCATGTTCCCTGCCGGCACCTTAGCATAGACCGGGATTGCAGATAGCGGCGCTTGCCGGGCCCTGTCGCCCTCTAAGCCGATGAACTCGCGAACCGTCTCTCCAGCCAGATCGGCCAGCAAGGCAAGCTGCGGGGGATCGGGCATTGATCCAGATTCCCACCTCGACACAGAAGCCTGCTTTACCCCTATCCTCTTAGCAAATTGCGTCTGGTTCTCGCCGAGCGACTGCCGCAGTTGGCGAATCTTCACTGAGAGCGGCTTGTCCATGTCGCCCGCGTAATACGTGAGCGCATGCTTTCCTAACTCGCATGCGGATATTTCGCTTGTGCTACTTATCCGCATGCGTATATATACGCCAGATGGAACAGCACACCACCCTCTCGCAGCGTCGTAAGGCTCTCGGCCTGTCCCAGGCGCAGCTTGCCGATATGCTTGGCCTTACTCAAGCAACGATCTCACGCAACGAAAAGGCCGTCATTCCTGACCGCCGTTTTGTGCTGGCACTAGAGGCTATCGAAGGTCGCGCAGCCACCCCCTCCGCCCGCACACCCAAGCAGGGAGCGGTGGTATGAGCTATATCCCATACGCAAGCCTGAGCGATATGCAGGCGTGGGCCAGTGGCATCATGATGCGCGATCCCGACTTCATCATAGGCGACAATTACATGCGCCGCTGGTGGGTGATCCCGCGCAACACGTCCTGCAACGTCTACCTGCATGACATTCTGCACTCGGACGATGACCGGGCTATGCATGATCATCCATGGGCCAATACCAGCTTCCTGATTACCGGAAGCTATATTGAACACACGCCCGATGGCACTTTCACCCGCAATGCTGGCGATGTTGTCGAGCGCGCCGCAGATGCGCTGCATCGACTGGAGGTTATCCCCGGTCAACGCGCGATCTCGCTTTTCATGACTGGCCCAACTGTTCGCGAATGGGGGTTCGCCTGCCCGAAAGGCTGGGTCCACTGGCGTGATTTTGTGGATGCCCGTGATGCTGGCCAGATTGGTCGTGGCTGTGGTGAGTTCACATGACCCTCCTCACCCTCTGGACCCTCCTCAGCATCCCTGTCGGCGTGATCGTCGGCTTGTGGCTGCGCGCTTGTTGGGAGGGGTGAGTGAACGACATGGCCAAAATACTCCCCAAGCCGACACGCACTATTTCCGACCTGAGCGATGATGAGCGCCGAGTGATCCGCGCCCGCCACTTCGGTTGGGAAAGCGCATCCCCCGCACTGCTGGCGCTCGTGTTCTCGGTGCCGGTGCAGGCGATCAATTCTGTTTTGAAACAGCCCTTCGCCGCGCCCGGCGAACACGGGCGCGCTGATCCCCTCTCCAGTGCGCCCGTGACTTTTGATGATCGTGTTCATGGGAGTGTAGATAGCAATGCCCGGTAGCAACATCTCGTCTCGCACTTGCGAAATAGCGCAGGCCGTCGAAGCTGGGCAGCTGGCGATGTTCCGCCTTGCCGAGCGCGACCATGGCCTGAGCCTCAAGATCATACAGCTGGACACCGGCATCCCCTATGGAACGCTACGGTCCTACGTCTCTGGCACTGCAATGCCTGTGTCGGCGCTGCTCAAGTTGGCCAAGGTCATCCCGGCGCACCTGATCAATCTGATGCTTGATCCAGGCGGCAAGGCGCTGACCGATGCAGAGCCGGATGAGGCTGATCTTGATGACGCGGTGATTGCCGGGCTGGAACTGGCGATCAAGTGGGCAAAGGCTCGTCACCCGCGCAGCTCGTCGGGCGTCGCGATCGACCACACCGAGCGGCCAGATATTGAGCGGGCGGTGGCTGCGGCTACTGCTGCTGTTGGGCGCGTCCAGCCATGACCCACCCCACCACCATTGAGCAGGGTATCGCTGAGGCTGCGCGGAAGGCGCGGCTTGTTAGCGCGATCGATACGGTCGCCATCCTGGACGCCCTGTCACGCAAGCGCGCACTGACCCATGAGGAAAGTGTGCGGCTGGAACGCGCCATCTATCTGGCCGACCACGCCCCGCAAAAAGAGCGCTTCTACTGGACCGCCCAAATGGACCGGAAGCTTTTGGATATGCGCCAGCGCGGCGTCAAGTTTGCCGAAATTGCAACTGAGCTTGGCGTGACGGCGAAGTCTGCCGAAATACGCATGTCGCGGCTGCGCAAGATGGGGGAAGCCCCTCAATGAGAATACGCACCAACGCCAAGGACAGCGCCATCACGATTGCGACGGCGCGCGCGCAGATGGTCGCGATGCTGGCCAATGCGCGGACGGTGGACGGGTTCACCGTCGAGGGACTGGCGCGGTCCTATCGGGTGCCACTTCGCGAAATAGAATATCATCTGACCATCGAGCGCCAGCGTCGGGCTGCTCGGGCCTGATGGATGTGCTGGCCGCCTTTGCTGATATCCTTGCCGAGACAGGCGAGAATGAGCCTTGGTTTATCGAAGCCAAGGACAGCAACCCCGCGTCCGAATTGCAGCGCCAGATGACGTTCCTGTCCATGATGGCGCAGCTTGGCCCGGCCTGCGATGTGCTGGCGATCCCGAACGCTGGCAAGGCGTCGGATTGGGAACGGATCCAGCGCTGGAAAGAAGGTGCGCGCGCCGGGGCGCTGGACTTGCTCATCACCTGGCATGTCAATTTGCCGGGCCACGGCGTGTTCCTCGCGGAAATGAAAAACGGCAAGTCCATGCCGACGCCTGCCCAGCGCGATCGGCTGAACCGCTACTATCGGCAGGGTCATGGATGCGGTGTGTATCGCAAGCCTGAGACACTGATCGCGCATTTACGCGACGCCGGCGCGCCGATCCGTGAGGCGTGGATATGATCAGCGACCCGCTCAATCCCCTGTGGCAGGAAATGGGGGCGGCTACTGGTCGCCTGTCCTTTCGCCAGGCTGAAATGCTGCGCGGTCTGGGCATCCCCGTCGCCAGCCTGATCGCGGAAAGCATGATCGGGATCACCGCGGCGGAATTTGACAGCCGCGACTTCTGGACGCCCGTTCCTACCGGCAAGATCATGATCGTCACACCGCTGGAGGAAGATGGCAAGGTCGCGGACCTGATCGCTTTCGATCCTACAGACCCCGACACATGGTATCTGCGCACTGGCACCGGATGGGCGCTGGGTAGCGATCATCTGGACGAGATCAGCCGCAACGCCGGATGGCCCGACACACAGCAATGGGTGGACCTTCACGCTACCCCGCTCGACTGGTTGCGTGCCGGATGCACCGGTGCCTGCGTCACGCAATGGAACGCGGAATCGCGCACAAAACTGCGCCGTCACCAGCGCATCCATGTCGCCAGCAGCAAATTCGCGCGCGCTCTCAGGCTGGAGCTTACCCGGCCCCCGCGCATCCCTGAAATCGAAGTGAAGGGGACGCAATCCCGTGCCGCGTAACATTGAGACGGAAACAGACTTCGATGATGAAAACGCGCCGCCCGCATGGATGGATGACGCGCGCGATGCTATTTTTGCCGAGTATGAGGCGGGGGAGAGGCCTGCCACGAAACTGGCCGCCACGCCTTTCACATGGCGCGACGAAAGCCTGATACCGCCGCGCAAGTGGCTCTATGGGCGGCACCTGTTGCGCAAGTTCCTGAGTGTGGATGTCGCCGCCGGTGGCGTGGGCAAATCATCGCTCAAGATCGGTGAGGCGCTGGCCATGACGACAGGCCGCGAGCTTTACGGCAAGGAGATTGGCGACGGCCCGTTGCGGGTGTGGCTCTACAATCTCGAAGATCCAATGGAGGAAACCGAACGTCGCCTCCATGCGACGGCCAAGCATTTCCGCATCACACCCGGCGATATAGGCGACCGGCTCTTTGTGGACAGCGGACGCGACCAGCCTTGCGTCATTGCGGAGGAAACGCCGAACGGTGCCAGGATTGCAACGCCGGTGGTCGATGAGATTATCCGCGAACTGACCGAGCGGCAAATTGACGTGCTGATCCTCGACCCCTTCGTCTCCAGCCACGCGGTTTCGGAGAATGACAACCGCGCCATGGATATGGTCGCCAAGCAATGGGCGCGGATCGCTGACATATGCGATTGCTCGATCAACCTTGTGCATCACGTCCGCAAGCAAAACGGCGCTGAGGCGACCGCAGACAGCGCCAGAGGAGCAAAGGCCCTTGTGGACGCCGCAAGGTCCGTGCTGGTCTATAATCGCATGACAAGCGACGAGGCGGCGGCGGCGAATATCCCCGCCGACCAGTCGCCCTTCTATTTCCGCACGACGAACGACAAGGCCAATCTCAGCCCTGCGGAAAAGGCTGATTGGCACCGCATGAACAACGTCGATCTGGACAATGGAGACAAGGTGGGCGTCGCCTGCCCCTTCCAATGGCCAGACCTGTTCGATGGCGTCTCCATGGACAAGATTATCGAAGTCCAACAGGCCATCGGCGCAGGCAAATACCGCGCAGATTCCCGCTCCGCCGATTGGGTCGGCAACATCATTTCAACCACGCTTGGAATGGACCCTACGGAGGATGGATCACGCAAGCGCGCAACGAAAATGATCAGGGAATGGATGAAGACCGGGACACTGATCGAGGTCGAGGGCATCGATGCCAAGCGCAATCCTAGAAGGTTTGTGGAGGTCGGGAAATGGCTCTCGAAATGAACCATCTTGGTTGCCTCAGTCAGGATTCACGACTGAGGCACGACCGTGGCAACTGGGGGCAGCGAAAGGCCTTGCCCCAGTTGATATATAAATACTTCGTATTTCTATATATCAACGAGTGGGGCAGCCCTTGGACCTGTAGCTGGACTGGGGCAAAAGCATGATCGAATTCACGCGCCTTCCCGAAGCTGGGACAGTCGTCATCCTCGACGATCAGGAATTCGAATTGCAGCGTATCGTCCCTCACCAGAAGGCGGACGGCTCCATGACCGAATTGCTGCTGTGGGAAAGCCTCTGCGCAACCTGCGGACAACCCTACGAAACGAAAACGACTGTCCGCACATCCGGCATATCCCGGCGGTGCTCTCTCCACTCCAAGCCCGGCAAGCCTGTGAAGGGCAAGCGCGGGCGGAAGGTCAAAATTCAGGTGATCCTACCATGAGCATTGAAGCCTGCCGCACCATCGCCCGCCAACGCTGGGGACGCTGCACCGCGTTCCGCATGGGCATCGTCGCCGGTGAGATCGGGGCAAGGATCGTCAACCAGTATCGCGGCAGGCAGGCGGGTTTGTTCCGGCAAGGGTTGCGCCAAGGCAGAGCTAACGCAGGCCGTACCGCAGCATCGTGTTTTCAGAGTGGGAGAAGTTGAAATGGAAAATGACGAAACGCTTGACGCTAATTATGCGATTAAACTCACCGACAACCAAAGCCAATTTTACGCAGTCCGCCAACCGCGATTTACTGCGCTTTCCTCCCGAATTGGACCAGGCGAAGGCGCACCCAAGATTTACCGGCGAACATTCGTGTTTGGGATGGTCATAGGATGGCCGATCTCCGCCGTCGCCTGCCTGTTCGGATACGACGCCGATGTATGGCTTTGGGACGACGCCAACGGGTTCCGGTTCGCCAAATTCACAAAGTGGACCGAGGAGTGATGCTATTCGCCACGCACAACCCCGCCAGGCGCAAAAACACCCGCGAGGCAAGGTTAGGTACCGCAGCACAGGGAAACGCGCTCTGAGGGGCGGATTTGGGGACGCATAATGGACACGACATCCATCATAACCCATTACCAGGAGGTGGGGCGCGACCGGGCCTTGACGGATGCTGAGAGCCGTGAACTGGAAAAGGCTATCCGGCGCGAGGGTCCGACTGGTCTCTATCGCAAGTGGACGATCGAGGAGAGTCGGGAACTTGCCATAGCGGCCAAAGAGCGTGGTGGGCTGAAGGGTTATGCGGAACGGACGGGGCGGTCCTATGCTTCGTGTCAGACGCAGTTGGCGCAGATCAAGCGGCAACGCAGGCGACGCGGTGTCGCGTTTGTCGGGCGGTTTTTTTATGATGGGGAGATGGAAGCCCCAATTGATAGCAAGGACGAAGCAAGGTGACCTTCAAAAAGGGCGAGAGTGGCAATCCTTCGGGCAGGCCAAAGATTGTCATGGCGGACGGGCGATCTCTGCGTGATCTGGCGCGAGAGCATACCGTTGCAGCCGTGGAAACGCTTGTCAGGGTTATGAAGGATGAGGAGGCTCCTCATGCTGCCCAAGTGCAGGCGGCAAGCAATATCCTTGATCGCGGTTGGGGCAAGGCAGCGCAGGCCGTGGAATTGACCGGCGCAGAAGGTGGGCCGGTACAGACGCGGATCGACCTGACCGGCGCTCCAGATGAGGTTGTTCGATACATTGCAGGACGATCCATTGACGACGATCAGCGTTGAGCATGTGCGCGAAGCACGGCGCGAACTGGCGCGGCGATCCCTTGCCGAGTTCGCCAAGCAGGCGTGGCATGTGCTGGAGCCGGGGACGGAACTGAAATGGGGCTGGGTGCTGGATGCGATATGCGAGCATCTGGAGGCCGTCACAGCGGGGGATATTCGACGGCTTTTGATGAACGTTCCGCCTGGCAGCATGAAGTCGCTACTTACGGGTGTCATCTGGCCAGCATGGGAATGGGGGCCGCGCGGGATGGCCACGATGCGCTACCTTGGGACGGCGCATAAGCAGGAATTGGCCGTCCGCGACAACATGAAGTGCCGCCGTCTCATTCAGTCGGCATGGTATCAGAATAATTGGCGGATCGGCCTTGTGTCGGACCAGAACGCCAAAACCAAGTTCGAGAATGACAGCACCGGCTTTCGGGAGGCTATGGCGTTCACGTCGATGACAGGTTCGCGCGGCGATCGGGTTATTCTGGACGACCCGCACAGCGTGGATGACGCGAACAGCGTGGCCAACCTGATGGCTGGCGTGACGACCTTTCGGGAAGCTCTGCCAAGTCGCGTGAACAACGACCAGTCTGCTATCGTGATCGCCATGCAGCGCTTGAACGAGGCGGACGTTTCGAGCGTGGCGATGGAATTGGGTTATGAGCATTTGATGGTCCCCATGCGCTTTGAGCCGAACCGTTCGCGCATGACGTGCATTGGCTGGAAAGACCCACGCACAGTGGACGGCGAACTGATGTTCCCAGAGCGCTTCCCGGAGGAGCAGGTGCAGGAACTTGAGCAAACGATGGGCAGCTATGCCGTCGCGGGCCAGTTGCAGCAGCGCCCGTCTCCGCGTGGTGGCGGCATCATCAAGGAGGCTTGGTTCCGGCACTATCGCGATGTACCGCAGCTTGAATGGCGGAATATCTATGCCGACACGGCGCAAAAGACCGGCGAGGAAAACGACTATAGCGTTTTGCAATGCTGGGGTCGCTCCATCACCGGGCAAGCTGTCCTGATCGACCAGGAGCGCGGCAAGTGGGAAGCGCCCGACCTTCTTGACCATGCGCGCAAGTTCTGGCTCAAGCACAAGGCCGATAGCAGCACACCGCTTCGCGCCATGAAGGTTGAGGACAAGGTTTCAGGGACGGGCTTGATCCAGACGCTTCGGCGCGAGGGGGTTCCCATCCTTGCGATCCAGCGGAACAGGGACAAGCTATCACGCGCCCATGACGCTGCCCCGTTTATCGAGGCTGGCAATGTGTGGGTGCCAGAATGGACAGACTGGCTTGGGGCGTTCATGGATGAGGCCAAGACATTCCCCGCAGGCGCGCATGATGACCAGCTTGACCCGATGTTTGACGCGATAGCCGATGTGCAGTTCGCGCCAGCGCCCAAGAAGTTGACGACCACGACAGCAACCCCGATCAAGCGCACGGCGTTCAACCGTCGCTAGAAAAGCCTTAATCGCCTCCCCCTCCTCGCTATGCCTACCGTCCGCGCATGGAACACGACACCGCGCTTGAACAGGACAAGGCCGCCGAGAATAGCGAACGGCTGCGCAAGGTGCATGAGCGCGCCCTCAAGCGCTTTGACGCAACCGCTGTTCCGCAGATGGAAATGCGGGCCGAATCCCTGCTGTCCCGTCGCTTCATCGCCATTCCTGGCGCTATGTGGGAGGGGCCATGGGGGGAGCAGTTCGAGAACAGCATCAAGGTCGAGATCGACAAGGTATCGCGCGGCGTTGACAAGATCGTCATCGACTATCGCGAGAACCGCATCGTCCCCGACTTCCGCCCTGCTGGCGGCGATAGCGATCAGGACACCGCCGACACGCTCGATGGTATCCACCGCGCCGATGATCATTTCTTCAAGGCCCAGGAAGCGCGCGACAATGCGTTCGAGGAGGCTGTCGTCGGTGGCTTCGGCGCGTATCGGCTGACGAACGAATATGAAGATCCATACGACAAGGACAGCGACGCCCAGCGCATCAATCCGGCGATGCTCATTGCCGATGCTGACCAGCGGGTGTTCTTCGACATCAACGCCAAGCGCTACGACAAGCGCGACGCCCGTTTCGGCTTCGTCCTGACCGCCTACAGCCGTGAAGCGTTCGAGGAGGAGTATGGCGAAGGCTGCGCGACGGACTGGCCTGAAAACCGCCTGACGCTGCAATATTGCTGGTTCCAGCCCGATATGATCATCGTGGCGGAATATTACGAAAAGCAGGACAAGGACGAGACGCTGTACGTCCTCACGCATCCCCTGCTGGATGATGAAGAGCGCTTCTGGTCGAGCGAGATTGACGACGACGAACTGGCTGATCGCAAGGCGCAGGGGTGGACGGTAAAGAGCCGCCGCCGCAAGCGCTGCCGGATCATGAAATACACGATGTCGGGCGCTGAGGTGCTGGTCGAGCATGGCCCGATCGCGGGTGATCGCATCCCGATCGTGCCGGTCTATGGCAAGCGGGCGTTTGTCGATAACATGGAGCGGTTTCGCGGCCATGTGTCCAAGCGCATGGATGCCCAGCGCATCTACAACGCCAAGGTTTCCAAGCTGGCGGAGACGGACAGCCTAAGCCCGAACGAGACGCCCATTTTCACGCCCGACCAAATCGCGGGCCATGAAACAATGTGGGAAGAGGCGAACATCAACCGTTCGCCCTATCTGCTGGTCAATCCGCTGATCGATGAATCCACGGGGCAGGTTATCCAGACTGGCGCGGTCGATCGTGTCAATCCGCCGACCCTTGCGCCTGTGACCGCTGCGCTGCTTCAGATCGCATCGGGCGACCTGACCGACGATGACCGGGATGTTGATCAGGTAAAGGCGAACACCAGCGCCGAGGCCATGGACATCGCTGCCACGCGCATAGATGCCAAGTCGGGGATATATCTCGACAATATGCGCAGGTCCGTCGAGTGCGAGGCTGAAATCTATCTCGGCATGGCACGGGAGGTCTATTACGAGCCGGGCCGCGAGGTCGAGACGATGGACGAGGAAGGCGGTGACGGCGTTGCTGTCCTGCACGAACAGTTCACGGACAAGAATGGCGTTTTCCGGGTCAGGAACGACATTGCGCGCGGCAAGTACAAGGTCGTCGGTTCTGTCACGGAGGCAACAGCCACGCGCCGCGACAAGACGGTGAAGTCATGCCTCAATACTGCGACTGTCGCACAGGCGGCGGGAGACGCTGAACTGGCGACGGTCGCCACCCTGACCGCTGTAATGAACCAGGACGGCGAGGGCATGACCGACCTGCAAACCTATGCCCGCAAGCGCCTTGTCTCGATGGGCGTTGTCCCGCCGAACGAGGAAGAGCAGCGCCAGATGGATGAGGCTGCACAGAACCAGCAGCCCGACGCGACGCAGGCCGCGCTTATGGCGCAGGCGCAAGAGTTTGAAGCATCGGCGGCGTTGAAGGGTGCGCAGGCACAGAAGGCCATGGCTGACACGAAGCTGTCGGGTGCCAAGGCCGTCGAGACGCTGGCCAGCGCTGCGCAGAAGGCCGCGCAGACGGGACAGACGGTGCGAGAGACCCAGATGGTGGGCATGGAGGCGGCAAATGATACCGCGCGATCGGAGGGAGGTGATCTAGTATCTCGCAGCACGGGAGATCGCCCCCGGATCGCCTTCGGTCGCGATCTCCCGGCTGACGCTGCCTAAAAGCCTTAATAGCGCCTCACACCTGCGCGCCCGTAATTTCGCACCCATCGGCAACCGCCTGGCCGCAACAGGTGAGTGAATGGGTGGTAAATGGCAGACTTGGACGACGACACGCTCGACCTGACCGAAGAACTCGAAACCGAACAGGGGGGCGAGGAGAAACAGGAAGGGCAACCCGAAACGGAAGGCGAAGAAGCGCTGGAAGATGAGGATGAGGTTGTTTCGTTCGAGGGTGAGGCAGCGCCAGCCTCTGGAGAAGCTGAAACCGGGTTGGTGAAGCATCTCCGCGCACAACTGCGAGAGAAGGCCAAGGAGGTTGAAACCCTCCGCAAGCCCGCCCCCGTCCCGCAGCCGATCGAGGTAGGCGAAAAGCCGACCCTTGCAGGCTGCGATTATGACGAGGAAGCTTACGAGGCCCAACTCGACCAGTGGAAATCTCGCAAGGCCCAGGCCGAAGAGCAGGCGCGGACTGCCGAACAAGCCCAGAAGCAGGCAGCGGAAGCATGGTCCGCCGAACTGCAAGGCCATCACGAAAAGAAGGCTGCGCTCAAGTTCAAGGACGTGCAGGAAGCCGAGGAAGTCGCTCTGGCCTCACTGTCACAGGTGCAGCAGGCGGTGATTGTCAAGGCAGCCTCGAACTCCGCGATGGTCGTCTATGCGTTGGGTAAGCACCCGGCGAAGTTGGCCGAAATCTCCAAGATTACTGACCCGATCAAGCTGGCCGTCGCCGTTTCGAAACTGGAAGGGAAATTGTCTGTGACGAAACGCGGTGGACCGCCCGAACCTGAACGCATCGCACGCGGTGGCGCGCCTGTGGCTCAGGGCAAGGACAAGGAACTTGAGCGGCTTGAGAAGGAAGCTGACCGCACGGGAGATCGGACAAAACTGATCGCCTACCGGCAGAAGCTGAAGGCTCAGGCGAAGTAATCAAACTGCCTTCCCCGTCGCGATGACGGCACGGCCCATAGATGGATTTTACCCATGGCGACCAATTTTTCGCGTGAAGAAAAGATCATTTTTGACGAGATGATCGAGGGTTTTGAGGACAGCCTTGTGATCGCCAAGGAGGTGACGAAATTCACCCCGCCCGGCGCGCAGGACATGATGCGCTACGGCGACAAGGTCTGGCTGCCCGTCCCCATGATCGGATCGAGCTATGACGGCTTCGACCAGACCAGCAACTTCGACGGACTGACCGAGACGAGCGTGCCGGTGACTGTGGGCTTCCATAAGTCCAGCCCGAAAACACTGTCGTCCAAGAACCTGCGCAACGAATGGGCGCTCCGCCAATATGCC